TTTTCGTTCCGTCTCTAATACTTCTTTTGGTGTACCTACCTTGCTAAACAATCTCCATACATATCCATAGGAAGCGTTTGTTGCCTTTGAAACTTCCTTCGCTGTAGCTTCTGGATGTTTCAATTTATAAGCCCATATTTTTTCTACTTTTGTCTTCTTAGCCATTACATTGTTCTCCTCGTCTTATTTGTATTTATCTTGGCATTATTTTTCATCATATGTTTCTACCCTTTTCCCTAAGTTCTTTCACATATTCCTTTAACTCGCGCCTTGCACGATCCCAATCTTGGTTTACATTAGGATGCTCAAAATTCGTTCTTTGACTTTCATTCTGATACTGATGTTCTTGGTTCTTCAAAAACTTTAAATGTGTCTTTTCAAACGGAGTTAGTTCATTGTCCATCGAGAAACTCCTCTATGCGAGCCACGTTATCCTCGTTGACCACAATGGCTAGTCCACCTTGCGCTTCTATCTCTCGTAAATTTTTCATTTGTAAAGCTGTAGGTTTGTTCTTCCCTGCCTTAACTTCAATCCCGAAAAACATACCCCTGTGGCATCCTACAATATCAGGCACTCCACTACGTCCATAGCCGCCTGTCATTGGATAGAAATAATATGCACCCATGTCTTTTAACTTAGCGGTGATCTTTCGCTTAACTTTCGCTTCGGGTGTCACTCCGCCCCCCTATCCTTCTTAGGGGAGTGCGTCTCTAAAACTCCCTCTAGAAACTTGTCTGCGTCATGTGTTGCGTGTTGCATGTCATCAACAACACGACTTAACTCATGTTCAAAAAAATCACTATGATCATTGTAAAACTTATCTATGGCATCTGAAGCCGCTGAAATCCACAAAGCTTTTTCACTACTGTGACCGTTCTGAAAAAACGTAGAAAGCTTTATACCTACATCTGTATAATCTGGAAGCTCCGTACTATTTTTGTCAGGCCAATCTACATAAACTGATAATATCTTTTTCTTGGTCATAGTTTGCCTCATTTACGTTTACGTCTTCGCTTTAATTCCTCCATGTATGCTTCTTGTTCAAGAGTGAACTCACGATGGCCTCTATTCTTGGTCACGGTATTCCACATTGGAGGTAATTCTTGAATTTCATAGCTGTCGGCAGGTACGACAAACGCATTGCTGCACACACAGACATCTACTGAGGAGAGTATAAAGTTTACTTGAGCCTGTAGCTCGTAAGTGGATAAGTCATCTTCGTAATCATCCACCGTTTCTAAAAACTCTTCAGTGACAAGTTCTTCGTTGAGATCAATCCGACTTAACTCTCTATCAAAAGCCCAAGCACTTCGGACCCACCTATTCTTCTGTTGTTTATTTAGTGGAGGGCGTTGTGACGTGCGCCGAGCAGTAACCACACGTCTCTTCAACATCTCTAATTCTTGGACCAGTTTAGACATATCTACTACACCCTCCACATGTGCGGTCTCCTTGACAACGTATGACTTGACGAAAGGGCATCAATTCTCCGCACTGTCGGTGTTTTTAGGACAAACAATGTACTCAAAACCTACCCACCGCCGACTGGGGTTCGTGAGGCGGTTCGGACCACACGCCGCCTCTGTCGTGTTAGAAACTCTACGTGTTACATACCATGCCGCAGAGGGGTCCAATAGAAAATAACTGGCATCAAAAAATAATACCAAACGACATTTATTAAACTTAATAAACCTAACTATATATCCAGAACGTACTCTCATCTATACGTCTACCCACACCTTTGATCTCATCTGTCGGCTTATCTCCCCAACTACAAAAATGGAGTGCCGATAATTTTCTTGTTACCCAATCTGGTAGATCGGTTTCATCT